TTTCTGTGGAGAATAACTCATTCCCCGACATTACTCAAAAGTTTGTCCCTAAACCCTACTCCTCTAAGTTTTCGATAGGTGAAAACCAAAAAGAAGTGAACAAATACGTTGTTCAATATTCGGGCATCAAACAAAACGAAAAGATAAAATCAGGAGAAACGAGAAAGGTTTCTGTAATGTTCAGAACCATCTCAAAATCCACAAACGAACTTTTTGATGAGGTATTCTATAGAATATACATAAAAGAGGGTCACACCAACGTTAATGTTTTTGATTGGACTTATTTAGATGTTACTAATGAGAATAGTTTTATGTTGGATACATCAATCCTCATTCCAAGAGAATATTATGTGGAGATAAAAGGTGTTAAACATAATGAGGAGATTTCATACCCTGAGGTTATAAAATTTGAAATTGTCTCAGAGAAATAAACTATTTATTGATATGGAACTAAAAGACGTCATTAAAAAACATTTAAAGAATCTACAAGAAGAAAGAACTGAAAACTATATGTTCTTCAGTAATTTAAAACAAATCCAAAGACAGTGTCAAATTCTTTTAGATTTAGATCCTATGGTTATTGAAGATATTCTTCAAAACGGTCATGATTGGGCCGATGATCATATTACCGTCGCAAAAGAAAACGTAGATCAAGTAATGGATTTCTTGATGAACGAAACTAAAGACGAGTTACACGAAGGAAAGAAAAAATCAAATAAACTATGTTCAAGAGGTATTTCTGCGGCTAAGTCGAAATTTGATGTTTACCCATCAGCATATGCAAATGGTTATGCGGTACAGGTATGTAAAGGTAAAATCAAAGGGTTAGATGGTAAGAAAAGATGTTCAGGTTCTTACTGTAAAAAGAAAAAGAAATAATGAAAATACAGTGTGATGGTTGTGATTGGAATTGGGATTTATCCAAAGGCGGTGATGACCCTTACGTATGCCATAAATGTGGAAAAGACAATACAGATCTTTACACTCAAAAAATACGAGTAAGTAAAGAAGACCAACAATACATTAACCTATGTCTTGAAAGTGGGGAGGTCCTAAAAGAAGATCTTGGAAGATGGTTCAAGGAAAAATGGGTTGATGTATCAAGAAAAATAGATGGTAAACATCCACCATGTGGTCGTAAAGATGCCGATGGTGACAAATCAAGAAAGGGTTACCCTAAATGTAGACCTTCAAAAAAGGTTTCTAAGGACACACCAAAAACAACATCATCTTACAGTAAGAAAGAGAAAAGAAAAATGACTCGTCAAAAAAGACGTGCGGAGAGAAAAAGTAACAAAAAAGGTAAGGGTAATACCCCAACCTATACAAGTATTGATGAGAATAAAATTATTTCATTAGTGTTTAATAACATAGGTGTCAAATCATTAGATTTAAATTACCCAACTTTGAAAACAATAAATGAGTCTAAAGTTTCTTTAAGTGAGGGGTTAACGTATCATTTAGATAATAAACAACCTATCGTAGAGAACGTATATAGGATCTATTCTAAGGAGTTTTTTAACCTTTATAATGAAGTACGTCAGTTACATGAAGAAAACGTCTTAGAAGTCACCGGAGTAGATCTACAGTTAATTCAAACTGATTTAGGTCGAACAGGTGTTTATGAAGGTGAAGAAGTCTATTTAGATATCCCATTTGTTGAGAACGAAGAAGAATATTTAGTTGAAGCAAAGTATCGTGGTAGAAATGTTAAACTAAATAAACCATTTAGGACACCCGGTGGACCAAAGAAATTCGCGGTATACGTAAAGAACCCTAAAACAGGTAACATCAAGAAGGTAACATTTGGTGATCCTAATTTAAGGGTTAGAAATAATAATAAATCCGCTGCAAAATCATTTAGGGCGAGACACAACTGTAAGGATAAGAAAGACCGTACTAAAGCGGGATATTGGAGTTGTAATATTTCTCGTTATAGAAAGGCATTAGGTATTAAATCTTCAAATCCTTGGTAGTATGTCCTTAAAGTTTTTAGATATTCTTAGAGAGTGGAATGATCCTGCGGATTATCCCGACCCATCAGGTGAGAGTTTTGTTGATCCCGAGTACAATGATGTGGATATTGAATTTTCACTTGTTAAATACGACTCAAATACCGGGTTATTTATTACACAACACATCGAAACGAAAAAATATTACCTTTCCCACACGGATGGTGTTGATGGTGATCTTTATCAAGCCGACACATATTCTTATTCAGATTATGATGAGGATGGTGCATATACGTATGATGAAATTGATAAAGACAATGCAGAAATGACTGTTGATAGTCTGTTAATGCATGCAACTATCGCACATCAAGAAGATGATATCGGTATAGATTTCGATGAATGGGAGAGTGGTAGAGGTATATGTTTGGTAGATAATATACTATTACGAGGTCTATATTTAAACGACAGAGAAACATTTGATAATGTCAATCAGATGTTAAAAGATTATAATAGAGAAAAACGAAAATAAGATGGAAGAGAAGTTACCCTTCAGAGAAGTCCTTTCATCAACCTATAGTATTCGTACTTTCCCATCCGACACCAAAGAAACTGACCTTAAGTGGCATTTTGATAATGAGGATAGAGAAATCACTTTCTTACATAATACCGATTGGAAATTTCAAATGGATAATCAGTTACCTATTGATATACACGAGGGTATGGTGATTAATATCCCCGAAGGTGAATACCATAGAATTATTAAAGGTAGTGGGGAATTAAAAGTTAAAGTTAGAAAACTTAATAAAACTCGACTTCTACCCCACACTCAGAAAACATAAGTAAAGATCTTTCCTGTTGTTCTACCCATTTTTCTTTATTCTTTGTGGTACAATTTTCTTTACACACTACTTTCTTCACACCCGCCTGTATCAGACCACGGGCACAATCCATACACGGTAACCCTGAAGTTAAATAGACTGTAGATCTTTTAAGTGAAACCCCTATACGTGCGGCATTGTAAATTGCGTTTCTTTCGGCATGTTCAAACCAAAAATATTTTTCAGGTCTTTCCTGTCTTTCATCTAAAGAGTCGTTTAAACCTCTTGGGAACGAATTATACCCCGTTGTGAGTATCTCTTTATCTTCACCCACAATTACCGCACCTATTTGTGTGTTAATGTCTTTAGACTTCTCTTTTACTTGTTCCGCAATACTGATAAAATATTCTTTCCACTCCATATTAAAATATACGTAAAATATGGGAATAAAAAAAGGGGATCGAATCGACCCCCTTTAGTGTTATAATAGAAATTTTAAGAAATATTATCTTAAAGTATCTAAGTTGAATGTTTGTAGACCCGCTACGTTAATTACACCAAAGTATCTGTTGTTGACCATCTTCTTAGCGTATCTCGTCATGATACCTTTGATCGGTGTAAAGTTGAATGGGTTATACATAGTAGGAGTAAGTTGTAATGGTACGTATGGTGCGTAAATGTAACCAGCGTCCAATAATGACTTACCTTTGTGTCCTACTAAGATCTTACCTGCAGGGAAGTAAGGATCTCTATACACTTGATATCTTCCCGCTAAAGTACCAACTTTCTCAATACCCATGTTGTACTGATCTTGTTCTGCACCTGCGTTAGATACGTGGAAGTACTCAAGGTCATCGAATACTGCTGAAACTTCAGAAGAAACAACGATCCAATTGGCACCACCTCTTAGTGTAGTTTTATGGATTTGAGCCGATAATTGGTTAATTTTAGTAATTAACGTTTGGTTCCAATCCTTTTGAGTGTAACCTTGTAGTGTTGCGTTGTTCGCTCCACCGTATTTCCACTCATTGTAGTCCCACTTTAAGTTCCAAGCCGCACCTTTTCTTAAGTCTCTTAAGATTTCTCTATCAACCTCAGCCGCGATTTGCTCAGATAACAATGCTGTTAACTCAGCCTCAGCGTCAATGTTGTGGAATGCAGATACATCCTGAGCCAATTCAGGAGACCAGCTCGCTCTTAGTTTTCTTTCAGTTACCGATACAGTTACTGACTCTAAGTCAAAAGTAACCTCACCGATTTCATCTTCGAATTCTAAAGATGCGTATTGTCTGTAACTTGCAGTCACGTCTGCAATTGCAGTAGCAGCTGTTGTAGTAAGTGCAGAGTAACCTGAAGCCGCATCGTATGTTTCAAGATCAAGATTCACATAGATTGAACCGTCTTTATCTACGATATCAGGGTAAGTACCTGTAACACCAGCACTTCTACTACCGTATTCTACGATACCTGAACCGTACTTCTGAGTTACAATGTTGAATGGAACTTTAGTACCATCAAAACTTACCTCTAATGAAGCTAAGAATTCTTCAGTGTCTTGTTCGTTACCGTTAGGTCCAACAATTTTACCTGAACCACTTGCGGTGAAACCTGTAAGTCTTACAATAACAGAATTGTAATCATCCGCAGGTAATGACGTTGTTTCAGTTGCAACACCTTCATTAAATGTAACGAATGCAGCACCTGCTAATGATTCTACAGTAAAGTTACCTTTAGAGTAGTCATATAGACCTTCACCTGCCTCATCACCTTCTTCATAGAATCTATCGTAAAGGTTTGTACCACCTGAACCATAGTTTGCACTTGAAGGAGAACTTGCACTTGGAGAACCAAATGGCTCAGAGTGAGTACCACCTGATGTTCTATCTTGAATTTTAGGTACAAAGTAGAATAGTTTACCAATTGGTAAGTTCATTGCTTGTACAGATACGATATCATTCGCTAACAATTTAGAGAATACTCTTCTAATGATTGGGAATACTACTGTTTCGAAAGATCCTGATGAATCTGAAACTGCAGCTTCGTTAATCAAGTATGAAGCTTGGTTCTCATACAATTGTGCGATATTGTCTTTTTGGTGACCATTAAGTCCTTCTAAGAACCCTAAGTCATCCCACTTTTTGATGGTATCTTCTTTGATAACTCTTAGGTGTTTTAACCCGATGTTACCAACCATACCACTTTCTAATAATGCTCCCATTTTAAATTTGAGTTTTTTAGTTGTTTATTTTTATTATTTTAATTTTGACATCAAATCCTTCATTCTCTTGAATTGAGGACTCTCATACGCTTTGGCTTCTGAAAGTACTTCTTGAGATGAAGATGTTGTCGGGGTTGATGCGATCTTATTAACGACCGCTTCAGTAACATTTTTCTTAGATCCTAACTCACCCGCGATTGTTTTATAGGTTGATTTAGATTCAGTTAAAGATGTGACAGAGTCAAATCTTTGCAAAATGTTTAATTTCTCTTGACGAGTAGTAGAATGTTCGGTGAACAATCTCGTAGCGTATGCCAAGTTAGCGTTGAACACTGCAACCTCGTTTAGTTTCTCTTTAAATAGAACTAACGCTTTCTTGTATTCTGCGTTTTGTTTCTTTAAAGTTTCAACCTCTTCGTTAATTGCACCTGCCTTGTACTTAGTCTTAGACTTGATACCGGCTCTGTCCATACCACCTTTGTCACCGTGTACGTTTGATTTAGTTCTTGCCGCTTCATCAACTTCCTCTTCATGAGAATCGTCCTCTTCAGAGACTTCTTCAGATACTTCTTCTTCCGCATCTTCTTCAGATACTTCTTCTTCCATTTCCTCAGATACTTCTTCAGACACTTCTTCGTCGACTTCTTCAGACACATCTTCTAATTCGATTTCATAGATTGAGTCGTCATCTTCTTCAGACACTTCTTCTTCCATAGAGTCACCACATTCTTGGCAATCCTCTTCTTCAGATACTTCTTCGTCGTAGCCACCTTCGTGTGCTTCTTCGTCGTGTCCTTCAGCGACTTCACCCTCTTCGTCATCTAATTTGATGATGTACTCTTCGTCTCCGTCTTCGAGTTCAACGTTATTACCATCTCTCTTCACAACGATTCCGTCTTCGTCTCCCATTTTCTTGAAAACTGCTAAGACTTCTTCGTCAGAAGCGTTGGTCATGTCGAGTACGTCCTCATCATCTTCCTCATCATCCGCTGCGGGTAATTCTAAATCGTCGTCACCATCTAATGATAGTTCGTCAGATTCGTCGTCACCTTCATCGTCTAATTCGGCATCCATTTGATCAGGATCCTCGTCATCCGCTGGTTCGTCGTTTATCGAAGCTTCGTCGTCATTTCCTTCCTCGTCATCAAATTGTTCCGAGACCGGCATATCATGTTCGTCTTCTGTAATAGGAGTTTCGTTACCCTCAACTACCTCTTCTTCCATAGATTCTTTAAGCACTTCGTTTAGTTCTTCCTTCATAGTTGAAGCAAGTATACCTTTTGCGTTTGCTTTAACTGCCTCTTCAAGATCTTGTACTTGAAGCAATGCTTGTTCTAAAATGGATTTTTTGCTCATTTTTTTTATAATTGTTTATTAATAAATACTTGGGATTTGAGAAAAATTTCTTTTTGATGTGTCGTAAACACAGAAAAATTAATTATCGAGATAAAAAACTATCCAACTTACCCATCAATCTTGACATTCTTTCGTCAACGATAGGTTTCTCCTCAATTGATTCCTCGTATTTCTCTCTGTCTGATGGGTCTTGGAATACGTACGCACCGGGTGTTGATGGTGATGATACTAAATCAAAACAAACCAATTCAAAATCCTCCTGTACGATATTTTGACCTTTCTCTGATTTAAGGGACCCCACACCACGAGATGAAATACCAAGTGTTACTCCGTTCATAAGTAACATCGCTGCTTGGTCACCTTTAGTACTTACTATACCCGATTTCTTCCATCCGGGTGATAGTAGTAATTTTATTTTACCCATGAGTATTTTACCGTCCCACCATGTCTCAGTGATAACGTGTGATACTCTATCTAAATCAATTAATGAAGATGAAGGGTGGTTAAGTTCGTTTAACGCACTTCCCTTACTAATTACGTTTTGATACTTGTCTACTTCCTTTTTAAGAACACTCTCAGGGTATATTCTACCATTCTTATTAGGTGTATCGTATTTCTGTAGGACTGCGTATAATTCAATATCCTCTGAAAAGTCTATACCTTTCATTTCGGATATCACGGTTTTATTCTCTTCAGGTGAGATGAACCCCGCGTCGTATTCTATAAGAATTCCTTTCCCCGTTTCTTTTGGACCAAGTACTTTCATGTATCAATAGTTTTATTACTATAAATACATCGTAATCCAAGTTATTTTTTCTTTTTGTGGAAATTGTATAATAATTTGTTATCCAAACATGTATCGATTATCTCTCTTAGGAGTTTATCCATATCGTTTTTAAGGGTCTTATCTTTAATATTAATCTGTTCTAACACATAAAGAGTAATCTCTATATTCATAAAAGATCTTTTCTCTTTAGTAATCCCCTTTGTTCGGATATCTAAATCAACAATAGATTCAGGTCTGAATAGACCCATACCTAAGTTATAGATAAGTTTTTTTATTTTATTTCTTGAGTTTCTTACAATCGGATCGAAGTCACCACAACTGTGGTCAGGTTCTAACCAAGAACTCAAGTTTAGATATATTGTTTTTAAATCTTTATGATTTATTGTGCCATACCCAATTTTAACGTTTTTGTGATCCCCTAATGGGATATAACGTCCTAATTTCATTTAATTCATACTTTATTCTCTTTTAATGGTGTTTAATAAAATATAAAGAAAATTATTCAAAAAGACAAATTTTTTTATTATATTTATTGATATTAAGAATTATGCTAATAGTAAAAGTTAAAAAGGGAAACATCGAAGGGGCAATAAAGAAATTACGCTCCAAGGTTAGAAACACCAAACAGTTAATAAAACTGAGAAAAGAAAAGGAATATACTAAACCTTCAGTAAAGAAAAGATTGAAAAAACAGAAGGCGGTTTATATTCAAAAACTACGAGATCAAGAACAACATTAAAAAACCCCCACTAAAGTTATATAATAGTGAGGGTCATTACCTCTAAGGTAGCCGCCGTAAAGGAAATACTCTTAACTTAGACCGTCCAACAAATCTTCTAAACGATACAAGTTATACTTACTGTAATTCATTTCTGAAATTTCTTTTCTAACCATGTCAGCCTTGGTCTTGAATTCTTTGTCCGATTCAACCAACTCATCCAATTTAGAATTAATACTTTCGTGTAGAGTTTTACTCTTTTCTTCCACTTCTGTTTGTTTTAGACCTAAAATAGTCTTTAATTTAGTTTTATCTTCTTCAGATAATGTTTTATCATAACTAACATTGAAGTTATTCACTAATACTGAATTCAATAAAGATTCATTTACTCCCTGTTCAACCTCTAATGTGTCTGATACCTTGTTTTTAGTTAGGTGTTCTACTAACGACTTCTTAGCAACAACCTTTGATGAAATGTTACCCAATTTATCAGGACACGATAAAACGTCTAAAGACTCGTACAATGGGTTTTCTGTTTTTTCGACTCCTTTTAATGATTCATTAAGGTCATTTAAGGACACACTAACTTCATTATGTCTATCTTTTAAAACCTTAGATAACTCTTCAACATAAAGTTGTGCTGTCTCTTTATCGTCAAAACTCATAGTTTCGATATCTTCATATAAAGAATACATCTCTTTCAGTGTGTTATTCTTCATTATTGGTTGGAAGTATTTCTTAAGGGTTTCTTTAAAATCCTTCTTACCGTATGATTCGGTTAGTTTAACCAAAACTTTGTTTTTTACATGTCCAAATGTTGCCATATCTATTCTTGTATAATGTCTTTGAGTTTATTCTCTATCTCATAAATATTCTTTTGTGCCTTATCGACATCAAAAAGATCATCAAAATCTTGAGATTCATCACCTAACATACCTAATATCTTAGATTTCTTAGTTGATGTTTTGGATTCAGATAATGGTTCGTCTCCACCGATATCAGGTGGTGGGGGTGATCCTCCTCCAATATCACCACCTAAGTCTCCTCCGGCATCACCTCCTTCTGCAGGTGCCATCGAATCTTCCATTGCTTGTCTTTCCTCTTCAGGAATTCCGTACTTCTTATCTACCTCATCAAATACCCCTGTTCTCTTAATGATGTTTTGGGTAATACCTAACTCAGCACCCAACGCTCTCTCAAGTCTCTGTTGTTGTAGATCAAGAATAACATCGTTATCACTCATACCAAGTATGTTCTTCTTAGCCCATGTATGTGAAACAGGTTGGATACCGATCTGAGATTGATCTGAAGTTGCATCTTTATATAGAGTAATCTTCTCTTTCCACTGTTCAATCTTAAGTAAATCTGATTGTGCCGATGGATTTGTAAGTGATAATGTGAAATTATCTAACTCATCCTCTAAACCTAATAGGTAGAGATGTACTAATGCAATTTTATTTAATTCTTGTATTAGGGATTTTTGTACTCTGTTGATTGTTCTTGCAAAACGTATATCCATAAGTGCAAGACTCTTACCCTCACCAACAATCTCTTCAAAACCTAAAAAGGCCTTTGGTATCCTAAGTGCCGCGAGAAGTTTCTTTTGGATATACTCAATATCTGCAATTTCACCTAAGTTCTGAGCTCCCGGTAAAGTTTCAATAGGAGATGACTGTGATGGGTCACGAACAGGAATGAAATAATCTTGATCAACCGCCATTTGGTTGTATCTCATATCTACCTGTCCATTTCTTTGATCGACAATCTGATCTCTTTTAAACTTGTTGGCAACACGTTGTACGTACGCTTCGATATCTTTATCATCCATGTTACCCACGAATACTTTGAATACCCTTCTTTCAGGTGCCCTCGAAGTTCTATAGATTAACATAGCATCCTCCGCAAGAAGTAATTGTTTCCAAATACGTCTTACTTTATCTAACATAGAAGTTCCGTAAGGGAGTTTTCTATCATCACCCAATAATCTAAAGTGTGCGACTTCCCACGCTTGGAATTCCATATCCTTATTCTTCCAAGTAAATCTTAACTCTCTACTTGGTAACTGCACACCTGCAGATGGTTCTGATTTGTGTACATGAGATGCGGCACCTTCATGTCTTTCAATTTCAATATTGGGTAACTGTTGACATCCAACCACACCTCTTTCAGGATCTATTTTTAGATAAACAAAATTATCCCCATACTTTGCCAAACCTCTACACCACATTTGTAGGTTAGTGTTAATGTCAAGTACGTTATTAAAAAGATCTTCTAATATGTTTCTAACTCTTTTAGATTCTGAATATACGGTTAGTATTTGACCCTTTTCTGAAAGTGTCGTAGATTCCTCTGAATAGATATCTAAAGCCGCAGATATTTCAGGAGTAAATTCCATTGATTCATAATCGTAATATGCGGCCAACCTATTTGGTTCGTAATAAACCGATTGATTATATAGGGACTGATCCAATTTAGTCCACTTATCCGCAATGTATTGTGATTGTTGTCTTTGTAGAAGTTCTCTCTCGAAATCCTCTTTACTATCTGTTTTTAACAGTTTGTCTCTATCAAACTTATATTGCGGAGGGGTTGACGGTTTTTCCGTTTGGAAACCGAACACCTTCGTCAATCTTTGATAAACTGTCAAATTTTCTTGAGCCATACTAATAAATATTAAACTTTATAATATACGTTTTTTTTTCGACATTTTAAAGTTGTTTAGATTTACCACCAAACAACCACGAGTACTCTTGGTACTGTTCTCTCGATAAATTATTGTTTGAGGGGTTGTGTGGTTGTCCGTCCATTGACATTGAACCCACCGCATCAAACGCGGTTCCATGTGAGTAAAACGATTTTTTCGGTTCGTAGGTTCTTTCGGATAAAACCCACGAATCTAACATCGCCTTATTCGCACTATCATTTCTCTTTAATTGGGTAAAACAGATATCCCCCACATACATCGCAATTGCCATGGCCATGATAGCATCATCATGTGCTCCTTTCATGTGGTTTGGTCTACCATTAATATAAACAAAGGTGTTTAATTCATTAAGTAATCTTGATGATCTAACTACAAAACCATGTCTCAACTGTTCCTCGAAACTTGCAACGATTTGAGTCCTTTTATTATTAAAGTTTATACCGGGTATTTTTTCCTGTGCTTTCTTATTATACTCCCACATATTCATGGAATTAACACCATCAATATATTGGTCTTTGTATCCCATTTCTTGTAGTTTACGTGATGTCGCAATACCCATACCACCTGTTATATCTGTTGCGACAAATGCCTTATATAAAACACCCCACTTATACACGATAGACGCTAAGTCGTCGGGTGGTATCTTACCTACATATTCGGCAACTTGTTCTCTTTCGTCAAAATCAATTACACAAATAGAAGAGGCATCTGCACTATCACCTCTTGAAACGTCGACACCCATTATATACCTATGACCCTCCACAGGTTCTTTCCACATCCACATTGTACCCTGCATATATTTTTCTACAGGGTCCTT